AGGAGACTCGTGCATCGACGCACTCGCCGCACGCACGTGCAAACACTCCCCCCATGTGACCAAATGCCGCAGTGACTTGGGGCGACCGCGTCAGCGGGAGATCAATCGCACGTGCGCAGACCCCACCGTCACCAGCACTCGTCGTGTGGGTGTTATGTGTTAGATGTGATTATGTAGTGTAGTTAGTGTGTAGTGATGTGTCGATGCGATGTGATTACGTGTTGTTGTTATTGCTATGTAATGCACATGTACACATGGATGCCACTGGTGCTGGGGCAGCATGGAGCGTCCCCGCCGCTATCGCGTCGGGGGAATGACTGTTATCGACTACCCGCCATTCACGTTCGCTCGATAACTAGACAAATCAGCTACTGGACGCTGCGGCAACTCACGTGGAAGTTGAGTCGGAAACGTCTGCACGTTGTCTCGTAGCTGGGCAATGTTGATGAGATTCACGAAGAAGTTGTACGCACTAGCCACTTGCGCCATGGTGGGGTTGTTGTTGTTAGCAGATGCAAACGCAATCGCTGCTTGTAGTGCATATGCGCGTATTAGATCTGGAGTCATACCCACTCCCCCCACTCTTTCAAGTTGCAGAGACCTCCGGATGGACTCCCCTTTGGGGTAGCATGGATTTCAACGATAGTCAAATGCCGCTTGACTACTGTACGTTGCGGCCTCATGCTCTATCGTTACACAGGAGACATACCATGTCGCTGAATATCCCACAGCCTACTGGCTACTCACCGTTCTGGCAGTCTACTGGCGACAGAGTTCCGTACAGTATGCAGATCGCCGCAGGACAACATCGTGCGAAGGGTGCATGGCATGTGTCAAAGCTGTTCAGCAAGTACGGAACGCGTGATGCACGTGCAGCGTTGGCAGTGCTCATCGGCGCAGCGGCAGGTACTACTGCGACCAATGGATACACAAGTGTCCCTAATCCCCCTGGTCCCAGTAGCACTGTCCCTACTGTTATGGGCCTTACTGATCTGGGGGGTCTACGCAATGCTGTGACGATTGCGAGTTACAACCGCACCACATCCACTCCAGATGTCAACGAACTAAAGCGTTGGTTTGCGATTGGATTGATGGAACAGGGAATCACACAGCCAACGGCAACTGGCTGGAATGGGAATCGCGCAAAGCTGATGGGCGGGATGTCGTCCTTTGTCTGATCCACTCGACACTGTCAAACACTCCACTGTCGAAACATCGAGGGCAAAGCGCATGCCAAGCAAGTCACCAGCACAAGCACGCACAATGGCTGCTGCTGCCCACAACCCACAGTTCGCGAAGAAGGTGGGCGTTCCGCAAGGTGTTGCAAAGGACTTCAACCAAGCGGACAAAGGCAGCGACCAACTCAAGCAAGCCATGAAGGAACGTGCCAAGAAGCAACCGCCACGGTACAAGTAGTTCGTCGAGGGGTACGTTACTAGCAGGTGTGCATTCCATGTGTACACCTGCTCTTTTATGTGATGAGGTGATGACATGACGCAAATCACGCCAGAACTACTCAACGCTGTGATGGCAAAGCAAGGCGCACCGAACACGACTGACAACTTGAATCGCATCGCTGAGTTTGCCGCTGTGCATCCGGGCATTCTTGAGCAGTACATCGGCAAAGGCACTGATGCGAGTCAAGTAGGCAACTCAATCACCGACTCAATCGCTGCCACTGACGGCGCTGCACCGCGTGGTCTTGCTGATCCGAATGGCTACTTGTCTACTGTCGATCCTGCAACTGGCACGAGCAACATCGCACCGCGTCTTACTAAGACACCTGAGTCGACTGGTGCACGCACAGGCGGTGGAGGTGCACGTAAGCCGGCAGGCATTCCCGGTGACTTCAACGCACCTGTAGGAGCGCCACCGTTCCCGAAGCCTACTGCTGCTGCACCGGGTGATGATGGACTCGGCGTACCGTGGTGGCTGCTGCCATTCGCTGCAAGGAAGATCGCGAAGCCAGGTGACCCGAATCTACCACCGCCGTTCGTGCAAGAGCCGCGTGGTGGACTTCCGACGCACTTGCAGCAGCCCGGTGCGGAGAACGCAGGACGTGTGCGACCAGGTGGTGGTGTGACTGATGTGAATGACTTGAATGCACAGCGCATCGGACAGAGCGATCCACGTGCGAGTGGATACTTCCCACGCAATCAGCAAGCACTGCCTGCTCCGGGTGCTCAACCGCCCGATGCTCCACAAGTCAGTGGTCCTCCGCAGCGTCCAGTACTGCCTAGCAGCGACGTGCCTACGTATCCAAGCAACGCACCACAGATCACCAAGGAAGGTATCTATGATGCTACTGCTCCAGGAGTGCAAGCACAGATCGACGCAGAGAATGCACAGGCTCGCGCGTTGCAAGAGCAGATCGCTGCACAGGAACGAGCGCGTGCATCAACAAGCGAGACATTGAAAGCAGGAGCACAGTCACAACGTGGAACACCAAGGACCACACGCCCAGCACGTCCTGGAATCCGTTGATCGCGTAACACTCACACTTCCAACAGGCGAACTCGTCCTTGCTAGTGGTAAGGTGGTTCGTCCTGTGCAGTCGCCTGCTGTGCGTGCGGCGCGAGAGATCAAGAGCGGACGTGCAGCCGCAGCAACACTAGAACGACAGTACCGCAAGCTAGGCGATCTACCTGACACTGCGGAGAAGATGAATGCCATCGCTGCTGTCCTTATGTACACGGGCGTGGGCCTCAGTGACACGGACATCGCGGTCGCGCTCAGAACCAGTACAGAGAACATCACGAAGCTCAAAGAACTTGACTCGTATAAGCAACTCGCTGAGATGTTCGACAGCACTGTCTTCGAAGACGCTAAGCGTGCAGCCAATCACATTGTTGCCCGTGCTGCTGCCAACGCCGCAGGCCGCATTGTTGACCTCGTGGACCACGAAGACGCTGGCATCGCGCTCAACGCTGCACGTGATGTGACTCGTCTCGCAGGTGTTGGAGTAGACAGACCAGACGAAGGCAAGATCAGCGGACTCAACATCAAGATCATCCGCAGTGGTGACAAGAAAGATGACGACATTACCGTGGAGGTGAACAGTGCCTGATCAGAATATCAACACAGGACTACGTGTCTACACGGCTGTGGCTGTTGCTGCACTGCCATCCGCTGTCACTGCTGGCGTCGGCGCGCGTGCGTTCGTGTCTGACAACGACGTGAACAACAAGGTCGGCCAGTGCAAGACAGCGGCAGGCGGAGGCACGTACGCGTGCAAAGTGATAAGTAACGGCTTAGTGTGGAAAGTAATGTGAAGTCACAGACGTTCGAGTTCGATGAGACAGAGAACCCTGACCAACTCCACTTCTACGAATGCCGTGACGCGATTGCTGGCTTCACTGGTGGATTCGGTAACGGTAAGACTGCTGTACTGGGGCTTGCAGCAATCACTGTTGCATCGCAGTACGAAGGCGCTCGTGTGCTGGTGGGTAGAGCGACACGGCCGAAGCTGGAAGACAGTACCAAGAAAGAACTCCTGAAGTGGGTCCCACCTGACTGGATTTCACGCTGGCCGTCTGAGAAGCGCAATGACTTGATCTTCAAACACACGAACAGCAGCATCGAGTTCCGGCACGTGCGGCAGGAAGGCAAGGGCAAGGGTGAAGAGCAATCGAACCTACTCTCCGCTACATACGACATGGTCTGCCTTGATCAACTCGATGATCCTGAGTTCTCATTCAAGGACTTCGCTGACCTTATCGGTCGTCTACGTGGCACTGCTCGTTACATTGGTGACGATCCTAGTATGCCTACCACTGGACCTCAGTTCTTCCGCTTCACTGCTAATCCCACGCGTAACTGGCTCTTTCGTGAAGTGGTAGGTCCGTACTTCACATGGCAGAAGGCAGGACTGATCACGCCGAAGCTGCTACTGAACAAGTCCACACGCACTCCAATGGTGAAGGTGTTCAATGCGCCGAGTGCAGCAAACAAGAAACACACAGGCGAGCAGTACGTCGACCGCATGGAAGCCGTATTCCGTGGCTCGATGGGCGCGCGCTACATATCCGGTGACTGGAGTGCATACGAAGGACTCGTTTATCCAGAGTACGACGCAACGATCCACACAGTCGACTATAGCAGGCTACTGGCTTACGTACGACATGGCATTGCTAACGATCTACTGGGTGTGGTGGAGGGCTATGACTTCGGCCAAGTATCCCCAAGTTGTTATCTACTCGCGTTCTACAACGAAGTCGGAGACATCTTGATCGCTGATGGCTTCTATGAAGCACAGATGCAGGTGCCAAAGCAGGCGAAGAAGATCAAGGAGATACGCAACAAGTGGCACATCGTACCGACAGACCGCATCTACGCTGATCCTGACCTGTTCAAGAGCAAACACGCAGCGAGGAACACAGTAGGTGAGTCCATCGCACAGCTATTCGCAGACGAAGGCATCGACTTGCAACGTGGCGCGAGTGCAATCGACGCTGGTATCGAGAAGGTGAGCAGCTACCTAGCAGTAGATGACATGCACAGGAATCCACTCACGCTCAACTACGGCGCACCACGGCTACTTGTGAACAGTGTGCTCGACTTCTGGCACAATGAGATCGTGGACTACTACTGGAACAGGAACATCCAAGGCGAGAACGTCGATAAGCCACGCGACACGAACGATCACGCGATGGATGCGACGAAGTATCTGCTCACGAAGCCT